TGCTGTGTCTTTACTTCCATTTCTTGTAAATCTCCACGAGACATTTGAACTCTCCGTTATTGCCGGGTATTAAAACTATATTTATTTATAAAATTAAAGATTAGAAAGGAAGTTATTCCATAACTCCAACTTATGTTCTTCCAATCTTCTTTGATCGACGAGTGTGTTAATTTGTTTTTTGGTTTGCTCTGCATACTTTTCACGCAGCATTCCGCCTTCCCAAACCCACTCTTTTCCTTCCATAATTCCCTCAACAAATGCATCAGGAGCAGAAGGATCAGCAACAATATCGGCAGCAGTTGCCAACATGAAGTCGTCACCGACAATATTGCATCCCTCTTTTGTCGTTTTGAGAGACCCAATACCGCGAGAAGAAACGCCAAGTTTTACGCCTTCTTCTACGAGGTTTGCAGCAATCTTACCCATCGGAGTTCCAAGGATTTTTGCCTTACCAATAAAGTTAGAACCAGACTCTTTTAATGAGACAATTTTATGGGATACTCTATCTAGATTAACGGTTGGTCCATCAGGATGTCCCAACTCGCCAAGTGCTCTGCCAGCATTGACATGAGCTTCATTGTAACGAGAAACTTCACGTCGAAGAGTCTCCATAGGATACATACGACCATTACGGTTTTTAATGTTTCCTTGAAGGAATACACCTTCAATGTACAAAGATTTCTTGCCAGACTTGGTAGTCTCTACAAGAAACTTGACTGATTCTATCTCTTCTCTGATTAGTTTCATTGTGAAAACGTGACTTTATTTATTATTTATAAATTAAGGTCTACCAAGGATTTTGTATGCTCCATCCGAACAAGTTTCATATCTAAAGACCGTATCAGATGGGTTAGAACTAGAAACATAGAAGTATTGTCCGTCATTACCCCAACAACATCCAGTTGGGAAACTAGTATCTGAAAAAAGACTTAATGATCCTACATGTGAAGTTGTTGTTACATTATATGGAGTTGAAAGTGTGTATTCTTCAATCTCATCACCTTGAACATGAACAATTACCATTCGTGTTCCATCATCATTAATTGCAATTCCAGTTTCTTGTCCAGTATTTGTAATTTGAGATGATGGGAAATTACTTTGCTGCCTACTTCCTGCAGTTGAAACGTCCCATGGAGTTGATAATGTGTATCTATTCATATATCTCAAATATGATGACATAACATACATATAAACTCCATCAGAACTGAATGTAAGCCCAGTCGGATTCAGAACAGTATTGCTAGTTCCTAATGAAAAGGATTGATGATTATAATTTGTACTAGTCAAATCCCATGCAGTAGTTAAATTATATTGATTGATTCGATCATAAAAATCATCGAGAACATATAATTGTGTTCCATCAGAACTGAGGAAAAGATCTTTTGCTTGTAGAACTTCACTTACATTTAAGAATTTATCAAACGTTGCTGATGATGGATCCCATGCAGTTGAAAGTGAATATTGGTCTACACCATCACCAGATTCACCAGTAATATACATCTTAGTTCCACTACTTCCAACAAAAACACCTCTTGGAGTAGTTTCCTGACCACCGACACCAAAAGATTTTTTTGCACTTAGATCTAGATAACGACCTGCCGCAAGAGTAGAACAATCAATTCCACTTGCAGTAACTGGTCTTGCAAAAGATAAGAATGGACTACCAAGTCCTAATCCAAGAAAAGGATTCTTTCCAGACATTATCAGGCATCCTCATAAACTACTGTTGCTGTTCCTCCAGTAAGTGCTTTTGCCCAAACATATGCAGCACTGCCGACGTGAGTTAAATCAGTTACAGTTTTCTTTACTTCTCCTTCAAAATGTTTATAAATTAATCCAGGATCTGTTGCTGTTGGAGCAGAATCAGAGGCAGTAAAATTAATTACAATCGGATTATTACTCTGGCATTGAAAGGTGATAGTTGCAGTATTATCACCAATCTTTACATATGCACTTGTCGTGACTTCTGTGGATGCTAATGCCATTATGATACTCTGATAGGACTTTATTTTCTATTTATTCTTCTTCTCATTCTATTTCAACCTCATCATCAGAAACCTCTTCTGGTTGCCCATTGAAGAGTGCGTTTCCAACAGATGAACGATAATTATCTACTCTTGATGCTGTTTTTGAGTAGATTATATCTTTAATTTTATCGCTAATTTGTGATGGTGATTCATCAGTAATCACCATATCTAAAAGTTCGTCCATGTTTTCCATGTTACAAAAAGGTTAATTTTATTTATATCTCACCACCCTTGGGTAGTTCAATAGGTTCTGCAGCAGAGGCATCAATCTCTGGTTCCATCACTGGTGCTCCAAGATCCATTCCTGCTGCACTTGCCGCTGGATCTAGTGGTTGTCCATCGGGACCCATGGTTGCAGGATCTGGAATAACACCTGCCTCAATTTCTGCTTCGATTAATTTGTCCTGCTCAAGGATTTCAATATCAGTTTGACGCAAAATCTTGCGGCGAACATAGTCTTGAGAGTAGTATTTACCAACATATGGTTCTGCAGTTGCTGCCAGTGACAGTCTTTCATTCATCAGTTCTGCTTCTTTTAGTTCCGAGAAATGATTGTCATACAGGAAATCATATTGAATGTGCTCACTCATAACCTCCCAATCTTCGGGAGTAATTATGTTCTTCAGGAGTAATTGGGTCTTCAGCATGTCATTAAACATTTGAGAGAAACGCTTTCTCAAACGACCAACAAACTTAGTGAACTTCAGTTCGTCTCTGAGGATTTCGGAGGATCTACCGAGATTAAATCCGCCTTCGCCATCCATTCTAGACGGGGGGACGTTGAGTGATCTGTATAGCTTCTTCTTAAAGTACTCAATGTCTGTAATTTCGCCAAGGTTTTGACCTCCAGGAAGAGTAGAAATTTCAGTGCCACGTCCTCCCTCTCTTCTAGGAAGCCAGAAATCCTCAAGCATCGCCATGTATTTCTTGTCATCACGAATCTCTCCTGTGTTTGCATCATAAACAAGTTTGTTGCGATAACGCATCATTACGTCACGCAGATATTGTTCTGCCTTCATCTTTGGCAGATTACCAACATCGATGTAAAAAATTCTACGTTCTGGTGCTCTAGACAAACGATAAATGACCAGAGAATCTTCAATCATACGAAGTTGATTGAGAGACTTGATTGCTTTATGAAGATATGAAAGAGTTGATCCTCTATTTCTATCTACAAGACCCGAAGTACAATATGCAACAGAATCTTTCGTCATCTTGATTCCTTTATTTGAGCTGGTCTGCATTGGATTGCTACCAGCAACAGTCTTTGGATTATAGATGAAAAACTCTTCTAACTCTGGAAAAGTATAATCCATTGGATCATCTTTCAGAGGATTCAGTCGATTTATATCCTTGTTTTTATCTTTTTTCTGTTTCCTTACATAACGCATCTTCATTGCGTCAATATAACGAAGTTCTTGAATACCTTCTTCAGGTTTCTTAAAATCAATTATTTTATGATAGTAAAGTCTGCCATCAATGTACCAATTGCGGTAGATTTCATGTGCTTTTTTATCAAAATCCAATAAATCTAAGATATGCTTAAATTCTTTTCTGATTAGTTTCTTAATGCCATCGCTGGCATTAAGATTAGAAAGTTCAATCTCTACAGGGCTATCGTTGGAATCTGAAACAATTGCCTCATTTACAATATCTTCAATGGCACTGTCACACTCGGGGTGCAGTGCCATTTCACGATATCTCTTAATAAGATCAAATTCTGTTTTATATACTCCTTCAATATCTACATAAGAACCAAAAAAACCACTACTCAGGTAGTGGTCATTCCCGTCCTCATTATTGGGAGGAACGGGAGAGACCGCTGACGGTGAGAGTGGTTCGTTGTCCTCAATAGAGAACCCAAACAATTTTGACATTATTATATTAGAACTTTATCTCTATTATTTATTAGGTTAAGTTAACTCCAGTTTGATCGCTAGAGAGTGATTCAAAACTTTGAACTGCAAATTCTACAGTGAATTCTTCAATTGTATCACTTGAGTCATAAGAAAGATCAATTGCAGCAACAGAAACTGGAAAGATGTCAATAAACTTGTATGACTTCAAAGGTGAAACCGTGGTATCAGTTGCAGAATCAGAGCTCTGCACGCTGTGTCTACCTTGAGAGTAACCTCTACCAAGTTGATAGACATATGCATCAGTCATGTATGAATCTGGATTTGTTGCTCCAGTGTTATTGCTAAGTTTAGCAATACCATTCATCCATGCTTCCATAGCATTTCTGATTCCGAAGTCTTCATCATTGATAACGGTAATGGTCCAGTTATCAATGGTTCTGTCTCCAGCAACCTTCAGAGTACGACCTCTGAAGGGAATATCGATGGAAGCGATGTTCGATGCAGGCAGGTTTGCTGCCTTACAAAGAATGCTGAAGTTCTCCTGAACATCTGTTCCCCATTCTGCATTTGGTGTTGATGCAGTTGCAGCATTTGGCAGGTTGGGAATTTGAACCTCAAATAGATTGGGTCTTGCACCACCACCCTGCAGTTTGCTGTGGAATTTTGAGAGTGTGCGTAAAGTTGGCATTTGTAGAAATCCTCCGTAGTTTTATGATTTAATGATCAAACTCTACCTGCTACTTCCGAGAAAGAAACGCCAGTTCGCGTTGCTACGAAAGTAAGAGTGATGAAGTTGATGGACTTAGCAGGCTTCAGGAAGATGTCTGCTCTGAACTCGTTGTTGTCAATAATGTCAGGAGTGTTATTTGTTTCGTCACAAATAACGAGATAATCAATGAGTCCTCTCTTCGCTTGAACATCACGGAGGTATGGATCAACGATGTTTCTGAAGTTCGCTCTTGTCAAATCATCGTTCAGTTCAAAGAGTTGAGCCTGTGCTGCTCTTTCCAGTGCTTGCTCAATCGTGAGGAACAAGCGACGAACGTTAATTCTGTCGAATGCAGACTGATAACCGAGAGCGGTCTTGTCTCCGAAGAGGAATGTTCCAGCACCAGGTGTAGTGATGAAGGAGTTAATTCTCTTAGGATAGAGACGATCTCTTTGTGCCTTGCTTGGGTTATAAGCAAGTTTAACTGCATTGTTCAGAACACCTCTTTGCTGTCCTGCAGGTGAGAACCAAGGATATGCGAGAAGTGCAGTTCTTGCCATCATTCCACCAACATCAGCGTTAGTTGGAATATAGACAAATCTATTGTTGAATCTGTCAAAGGTGTATTTGTATCCTGAATCAAACGTTGCATAAGACGAAGATGTCAGAGGACCAAAGTATCTGAGAAGATTCGTTGTTTGTGTCTCTGTAGTCAAAAGCGCACCGCCAGGAGTTGTTGCTGCTGCAACCAGATTTTCCCTGTGAGCACCAATACAAGCCATACAATCTTTTCTTGCTTCTGCAATAGAGATAATGTAATTTGCTTTTGCTTGCGATTCTGCTTCTGTAGCACACCCAGGACCCATAAGGAGGAAGTCGCACTCTACTTCATCTTTATTATCGAGGAGTCCGTAAGCAGTGATTAGTTTTCCAAGATCTGCCTTGTAACCATCTCCACCAGAGGTCTGGTAATCATTGCCACCCATGATGGTGTAGGTCTTATTACCAATTGCAAGGAATTGCTTGTCCTGTGCGATTTTTCCAGACTGGTTATCTGACGAATTGTCAGCGGTGAATGATGCAGACTTAACTCCAGTATATGCAGTAAATCCTGTAGCAGCAGGAGTTGTTTCATGATAAGAATCATATGCTGCTAAAGGATCTGCTCCAGCATAGATGTTCGCAGAAAGATCACGGAGGTAATCTTTGTAGTAGATTCTCTGAGGTGCATTGACGTTAGAAATAGCGTCACTTGCCTTAGAAAGATCAACGTGCTTCTCAAGAATGTTACCCTTGATTCCAGTTACATCTCCATTGTCATCAACGACAACAATGTGAAGTTGATCGTTATGTCCTTGTCTATCATCTACATAGACGCTAGTTCCAGGTTTTGGTGCAAGAGTGTTCCAATATATCGTGGAGTTACTGAGACCTAAAGTCTGTTGATCATACCAGTCAACCGCAGTTGCAGCAGTGAATCCATCTGTTGGTGAAGATCCTGTGTTAATACCTGAGGAATTAACAAAATACAGTGCGTTAGTTGTACCAAATGAGGAGAATGTGTCTCCTTCTGCATAATCGATTCTAGTTTCTGTTCCAGCAGAACTGACTCTAGAAACGATCTTAACATCAATCGTACTCGACGTTCCACTAGCAGCAGTAGAAACACCAGTGATGATGCCCTTTACATATCCACCAAATTCTGAAGTTGTACCAGATCCTGGAAGTGCTCCACTTATTGCTGCAGTAACACCTTGACCAACTATGGCACCTGCGTTACTAAGGTCTGCTGTTGTGATTCCAAGTGTTTGATCTGCAAAATCATCGATGTAGCAAATCTTAAGGTTATCTGCCCAAGAACCAGGGTTCTTAGCAGCATACAACCAATCTACAGATGTCTCAGATGCATTATTGACGTAATCGTCATAGTTCTTAATTTTCAGTGAGGTGCTTGCAATACCTACACCAGTATTAGCAGTCTTAAGATCGTCATCGTCTGCTCTAACGACTTTAAGAACACCGCCATATGAGAGGTAGGATGATGCACTCATCCAGTACTCATATTGAGCATCTGCATTCTTTGGTTCGCCAAATACATTAATGAGGTCTTGCTCATCTGTGATGTTTGTGACTTCTTCTACAGGTCCAATTTCAAATGGTCCGCAAATGGCACCAATGTTATCAAGTACATTATCAGCTCTTCCTACAGTTAAGTCAACCTCCCTTACCAGTACTCCAGGAGATAATTGAGGAGTCGCCATGTGTTAGTTCTCCGTGATCTCAGTTTATCTGAAAATATTTATTAAAACCCATGTTTTCACAGGGGAAACATGACGCGAACTACCAATCTGGGTATTCCCACATATTATTGCATTTTTTATTGTTCATTACTCTTTTTATAGTGCATTCTTTACATTCATATGAATACGATGATGCAACTGCGCCTCTATTTTTTCTAGTTCTATAAAAATCTTCTACTAAATTTTTTGTTTCGCCACAAGTTCTACATTTTCTATCTTGTAGAAGTAGATGTCCTAATTTTATTTGTCCATCTAAATCCATTAGCGATAGTCCCACATGTATGACATGTCGCCATATTCACCAACCGAAGCATTAGACCAACGATCACCTTGAGCATCAACAAAACTATCATCACTCAATCCATCATTTAAGAATCCAAATGGTGCCATATCTTGTTCAATCTGATTCTTTTGTTCTTCATATAATCTTTTACGAACATCCTGGTCAGTTAGTTCCTTGAAGTAGTCCATTTGGACCAACCAAGCATAGATGACAAGACACATTGCCAAGTCATCATTACAACCTTCTTCTGCCTCAAACGAATTATGCTTTGAGATAAAGGTTGTCAGTTCGGAGATGATCTCATAATCATTAAAGATTAACTTATCTTCTTCAATTAAAGTCTTAAGGTTGAGTGACCCAACCTTCTTCACAGTTTTGGACATCTTCACACCCAACTGTGTCTTCTTACCAGAGAATCCTTGCCCAACAATCTGTCCTGCTCTACCCCTCATAGAACACATCAACAGATTTTGATACTCTAAATCATATTGAAGAATGCTAGCAACCTGATCTCCAATATCATTTACTTCGCATAAAATATAAGCACTATTATAACTCTTTGCTACTTCATAGATGATATTTGGGAACAACATCGGTTTGATATCATTGTTCCGATATTTTGCAACAATCTTATGAGGAAATTCTGTAATATCAACACAAACGAACGCTGAGTAGTCTTCTCCAACTCCTCTAGCAACGTCAACTGTCATCACATAGTCATGATCTTCTTTTACTGGTTCATAGACATCCAACCCAGCACTTTTTTTAATTGGACTATCATATACTAGAGTTCTTAACTTGCTAGGTGCAATCAGTGTATCAACAGAACCAAGGAATTCGCATTCAAACTCAACTTTAAACTGTTGCTCTGATGTGTTAGAAATAGTTTGCTCTTTCCAGACTTCATCCCTACCAGGGACTTCTGACCAATGAACATCTGTTGGAATATATTCATTCTTTCCTCTTTCCGCATCATGCCACATACGGTAAAAGTGATTCATACCATGTGGGGTAGATACAATAATTACTTTGGTGTTTTTACCAGAAGTAATAGTAGGATAAACAGATGCAAAGAACGAGTCAGCGACGTGATTTGGGACAAACGCGAATTCGTCGAGAAAGAGGATGTTGAACGACATACCTCGGACAGCACTCGCAGACGTAGAAGCTGCCAATATCTTACTGCCATTTTCTAACTCCAGTGAACCTTTGTTCCATGACACAATACCCTGTTGCATCCATTTGGGCAAGTTTTCATATGCAGTCTGTAACCTTCCAAGAAGTTCCCTTGCGGTCGCTGCTTTGTTTGCTAGGATGCCAATATTTACGCTGTCATTGAATACAGCATAATGCAAAAGGTAAGATACGACTGTAGTAGATTTACCAGTTTGTCGTGGCATCTTACAGATATTAAATCTGTTTTCGTGAAAGTTATTGATTAACTTCTTTTGAAAATGATATGGATGAAACTGTGTAAGACCTTCATCAAGAGAAACAATCTTGATATAATTGTTGGCAAAATAAACAGGGTCATCCTTACATTTCATAAACTCAAGAATTTGATCTTGAGTAAATTCAATCGCAGTATTCGCCTTTTTTAGATTCGGATTGCCAAGGTATACATTATCAGACATAAGTTATCAGCAGTTCCAGGCTCTCAGTGATTTATTGATTCTTGAATTTGGATCGTTTGCCGTCTTTGATGAAGTAAGTTTTTTCTTCATTCCCTTCATTCGAGCGCAAAAGGATTTGCGACGGGGATTTCCAACCTTTTTGCTTGGTGCCTTAAGGTCGCTTCCTGGATTTTCTCTTTCGTAAGATTTTCTGCCTTTCTCGTTAAGACCACCTGATTTGTTTTTTCCTTCCTTCTTTGTCCATGCTGCTCCTTCTGTCTGAAGCAGTGGTTGACCAGGTTCATAATCAGAAACATCATAGTTTCTTACTTTTCCACCTGGATAAACTTTATCAATCTGTGCTTGTACTTCTGCCCTGCTTGGTTTAACAATAGAGGGAAAGAACATCTGAATGATATACATCTTACCTCTGAAGGTGAGAAATACTCTTATGATTTGACCAGTTTTTCTTGGGAGAGTAGTTGCTTCTGCAACTTCTTCTGGACAGGAGTCCATTCCATGAATAGGACAATCTTCACCTTTTTTGGTATGAGAGCAACCTTTCTTCTCAGCAATTTGCTCTCCATCATATACAACTTCATCGCCTGCTTTTACACAACGATTATAAGTTTTACCAAATAGTTTCTGAGTTCCCGCTTTCTTGTATCCCTTCCAACACTTCTTACCTGCCTCACCAAGTAACTTAGAACCAAGACCTTCGGTTGGTTGAAGTGCATCTGGTGTTATGAGATCAGTGAACTCATAATCAGTTGGTTTGTAATCAGTTCTCCAATTTGAAAACTCTTCTTTCTTAGTCTTATTACCCCAGTTCTTAGCACCTACCTTACGGCACTTAACCAGTGCTCCAGATGCATATGCAGAAGGCCATACGGAGTAACGAGACTTGACCTTATGATAGCAAGCATCTTTCTTACCTTCTTCGAGCTCGATGTCAATCTCATCGCCCACTTCTACATTATTCTCGGCAAACCATCCACGATTTACTTCTATTGCACAAAGAATTTCTCCATCAGATGCAACTGGGTTTTCTTCATTTGGTTCTAACTGCTTGATGCTCTCGATTATACCATCTGCTCTGATGAAGGCAATGTCAAGAGGAATCATGGTATCTCTCATATGGAAAGATTGCTGAGTAACTTCCTCAAATACGAAAAGCATTCCGCTGTTCTTATCTAAACTTTCGCGGAACATCAATCCAAGATTGAATTCTTTGATGTTGGTTGGAACCTCAACATGAAGAGGTAAGGTTGTAAATTCTTCTTTCATACCTTTTGCCTTTCTTTCATTGTCGATGTTATGATCTACGCCACCACGCATAACACGTTGCTTCAAAGTTGAAACACCATACTTGTCTTGCTTATGACGAACCATACGTTTGTAACGGTCAAATCTATCATTACCCTGCTTATCACGCATTACCGCTTCATCCATTTTTTTCTTGGGTTTATCAGTTGGAACGTATGTGGGTTTTGCTGCACCTGTCTTTTGTGGTTGATCTGGATCAGCAGATCTTTTCCTTCTTTGAGCAGATTCTCTTTCAGATTTAGTCATGCTTGCTCTCTTTGCAGAGGACACGCATTTTGGTGTGGATTTCTGACCAGGTTGTCTAGCACAGGGTTTACCTGATACTACTTGAACCCAACCAGGTTTTCCTCCTTTTGATCTAGACTTACCAAACCAATCACGAAGACTTTCTTCACTCATTCCTCCACCATTACCACCATTTCCGTTGCCATTACCATTACCATTACCATTTCCGTTGCCGTTTTTTGGTTCGTCAACAGAATGTCCATTTTCTTTACGGAGCATTCCAGCACGACCAACCACTTTAAATCCTTTAGGGATTGGTTTACACTTTTTATCAGTGTAACAGTAATATTGTCCTGCAGGGCAACGTCCGTTTTTCATATTGGTAATAGATCACAAATATATTTATAATCCTACGATGGTAAGAGTGTCACTGAATACAGTTGCTACTCCAGTGACTGACATCTTCTTTATATTTTATATCTAAGTATAACAATTCCAGAACCTCCTGCATATCCTCCTCTGGATGAACCAGAACCACCTCCTCCACCACCTCCAGTATTTGTTGTACCAGCAGACCCGTCACTAACGGCGCTAGGATAACTATCACCACCTCTTCCACCTCCCCCAGTACCACCATTGTCGAAACCGCCGTTGGTGCCGCCACCGCCACCACCAGCAAACCATCTACCGGGTGTAGGTCCAGGTGTTCCATATGTAGGTGGTATTCCAGGATCATCTGACCAAGCAGGACGACCATCTCCACCAGAAGTAAGGGAGGGAGCAATAGTTCCATCAGCATTAAGATAACCAGCTGAACCGGCACCACCTCCACCACCTGCACTAATGACCAGCGTGGGGTTTTCATTACCAGGATGACCCTGTACTCTATCATGGCCTTGAAGATATGCCGGTATTGAACTTCCTGTTGCAGGTGCTGTAGCAGTAGTTCTATTTCCTATTCCGGCAGTTTGATTATTAACTCCACCTCCACCAGAACCACCATCAGAACCAGTTCCAACTCCTTTATTTGGTGGAGTATCAAATGATCCAGCACCTCCTCCACCACCATAAGCAGTTATAGTTGTAATTGTTGGACCAGAAATATATGTTGGTGTTCCAGGAGATCCATTTCTATTTGGTCCTGGTAGAAGGTTAAAAGGACCAGATGATACAGCACCACCAGCGCCAATAGAGATATCATAATCACCAACTGGAAGATTGAAAGCCATGGTTTCATAATAACCACCAGCACCTCCTCCACCACCAGCATAGTATTGTGCTGGACTTGGCCTTTGTTCTCCATTTCCACCGGCACCACCACCACCTACAACTAAAATATCAACTCGACCAGATTTATTAACATATAAATTTCCCGAAGAAGTGAATACTAGATACCTATAACCATTTCCAGGTTCAAAAGCATCATCTGCAGTATGTGTTGCTCCGATTGCAATAAAGTTATTATCTGTTTCTACCTTATCAGCAAATAATGAATCGAATCCAAATTTAGTGCTTCTTATTGGGGCCATGATTAATCTTCTATACTGGTATGTATCTAATAATTATAATTCCAGGACCTCCAGATTTGCCCTTATAATTATGGGATGGATCGGTGCCATTACCACCACCACCTCCTCCACCAGTATTTACTGTACCAGCAGATGACTGACTTAAACTTGGCGGGCGGCGATCACCACCGTCTCCACCACCTCCAGAACCTCCTACGCCATAACCATATGAAGATCCACCACCTCCACCGCCAGCAAAATATCGACCGGGTGTAGGTCCAGGTGTTCCATATGCAGGAGGTATTCCAGGATCATCTGTAAATGCTGCACGACCAATGCCTCCGTTCATCGCATCAGATATCTGAGGATATGATTGGCCTGCACCACCGGCACCTCCACCACCGGAAGCATATTGGACGTTACCTGTCGAATCTCCTCCAGGAAAACCTTGAACGTTTTGAGCCCCCTGATTTTGAAGGTATGATGGTATTGGACTTCCTGTTGCAGGTAATGTAGCTGTAGTTCTATTTCCTGTTCCACCACCTCCGGTATGACTAGCACCTCCACCAGAACCACCGTCAGATCCACCTGTTCCAAAATGATTTGGTGGACTATCAAATGATCCACCACCTCCGCCACCACCATAAGCAATTAAATCTGTAATTGTTGGACCGGTAATAGTTGATGGATCTCCAGATGTTCCTAATCTATCAATTGATGGGCTTCCTCCAGATTGTATTTTCTCTATGCCACCAGATCCAACTCTAATTTCATAAAAACCAATTGGAAGAGTAAAATTAAGTTTTTCAAGATACCCACCAGCACCTCCTCCTCCACCAGCATAGTATTGTGATTGTGGAAGTGTTGGACTACTTGGCTTTATTTCTCCATTTCCACCAGCACCACCACCACCAACAAGTAAAATATCAACTTTTCCACCAACACCAACACTTAAATATCCTGGTGCAGTAAAAAACAAATATTCATAACCGTTTCCAGGTCGAGAAGTTTGTAAGGTCGAATATGTTGCTCCAATTCCAACAAGAAAATTATCTTCTTCCACCCTATCGGTGGACATAGACATATATCCAAATGCGGTGCTTTTTATTGGTGCCATAATTAACTATCCTTATCTCCTAAAACAGTAACTACAATATCATTTGTTGCTCCTGAAGGACCATCTGACCCTTCATTTAAAACCTGAATAGTATCTCCATCGTCTTCTAATGTGAATGGATATTGTGGTTCAAAAAATACCGTATCATCAGGGACTAATGTTAATCTCGCAACAGTATTACCTACAGTTGCAACACCAGCACTTCCGTCATTATTTGGAACCATATAAATTCTTGCTGTTTGTGAAAGATCGGTAGTAATTCCAGCAGCATCAATTCCAACATTATGTACTAAAATACATCTAATGTATGATTTTTTTGATGATGATACTGTGTAGACTGCTACTGAATTGCCTGCCCCAACAACAGTCGGAAATCCCAAATTTGACTTAGATAGTGCCATATTATAGTTTTATTTTTATTTATGTGAATAACATTATTTCTAATGCATCTATTGATGATCCTCCTCCACCACCTGATGATCCACCAGCAATACTAATATCAACTACGTTTCCATTTACGGCAAAAGTATTTCCGGCACCAATAAAATTAAGAGCCGTGATGATGCCTGTTGCAATGTTTACACCACCAGACTGAATTCCTATGGCATCAGTTCCACCAGTGATAGTTGCAATACCAGTAACTACAATACCATCTGATGTTGTTTCAAATCTCTTAGTACCGTTATAGTATAACTCTTGACCAGAATCTTGATCAAAGTGTGCAGCTGTTTTATTGTCTGCAATATTTTTAAAGTCCCAAGAACTACCCAAGAACTTTGTTACTCCATAATTATCATAGTAAACACTTTCTGTTCCTGTATGATAGATACGAATATCACCAGATACATTAGCACCAATTCTTAGTGTAGCATTATCTTGATTGAGATGAATGTCACCAGTAAATGTGGAGACACCAGAAACTGACAAGTCACCAGTTACGTCAATACCATCTGATGTTGTTTCCAATCTCTTATTGCCTGCATAGTAAAGATCTACTGCACCACCAGTGTGTGCATAGAATCTCTTCGATCCATTCTTATCAATTTGGAAATCATTGTTACTGCGAAGGAAGAAAACTCCTTCACTATTGTAAGATATTCCAATATCACCAGCAGTATGATATATGGACAGATCATCTCCATCACCAAATCTTAGTTCAGCATCATCTCCAAACTTCATTCTGTTTGTAGATGCCGTGTATGTAATTTGATCGTCAAAATTTACATTGTTAAATGTACAAATACCAGTTGATTTTATATCAGTTGTAAGTATCTCATTCTGAACAAATATTCCATTAGAGTTAGTAGATAATCTTTCATTACCGTTAGCATAAAGTCTTACTACATGACCCGAACCAGAGTTCCCGAAGAACATCTTGGTGATAGTATCCCCAGCATCTCTGACACGAAATGAATCAGAGAATATACTACCAGAAAGATTTATATCATTGAAATATGATGTTCCAGTAGTACTAATACCAGCAACCCCACTTCCACCACTAACGCCAGTCAGACTAGACCCATCACCAACGAATGATGTTGCAGTTAGAACTCCAGTAATATTGATATCACCAGTTCCAGTAATATCATTACTATTAAGATCTAAGTTACCACCAAGTTGTGGTGTGGTGTCATCAATGATATCTGTAGATCCGTTGACTGAACTTAAAAGTCTAGGCATTAGTTTGCGGTCTCCAATACTGAAAGAAGAATTTTAAGAGTGGTTTCTGCACCAGCACTTGCTGTAAATGAATCGTTTGTTTCTAAAACTAACTTTCCATCTAAAGGAACATACGCATCATTTACGGGAACATTTGCAGCGTTAATGATTTCTGTTTCTGTTCCAGATCTTACATGCTTACATGTAACAGTAGTTGCTGAATCACCATAGTTAGTGATATGGGCATACAAGATAATACCAGTATAACCTGCAGGAGCAGTGTAGATAGTTTGATCACTTGTAGTCAGAATTACAGTTTCAGTTTGAAATCTGTTAAGTGCTAGTTGTGCCATTTAACTGAGTGCTAAGATAAAGGGTGTTATTTCTGAGAACAAACTCTTGGAAAATGCTCTTCCACTAATAGTTCCTGTTGCTTGGTTGATCTGAAGATCAT